AGCCAAGATGCTCACAAAGATAAAAGATCCGTTGGAGCGTAGTTGGAATCCACTTGGCGATGATTTAAGTTACGATAAATTCGCCTATGCACAGGTAAACGAAGCCCTTAAAACAATCTCCGAATTGGAAGGTGGTGCAAATGTTTAACGAGGACTTAAAAAGCAGAGTAAGACAGTTAGAACGCCAAGTATCAGAGCAACACTATTTAATTATGTCAATCGCTCATGCTTGTGGTCTTGAGTATCATTGCAAGCAGATTACGGATGCGTATTACTCAAAGCCTAAATCGAAAGAGATTGAAGGAGGGAAGTGATGGAAAATACAATAAATAATTTTATTAGGAAGTGGTGTGGTGATAGTGCTCCGCATCTTTTGGACAATGACGAGAATGATGGAGAAACATTGAGATATATGGTTGCCGAAAAAGACTCCCAGATTGCATCGCTCAAGGAACTGGTGAGGGAAGCAATGAATATGGACGCAGGTATTACTGAGTTTGATAACTGGCTCAAACGGGCGAAGGAGGCACTTAAATGAACCATTTCCGTGGCATCAAGTAAATGGTTAATAATTTAACAGGCATGGGTCTGTTAATAACGGATAAGGAGATTTATGGCTGATAGAAAGAGCATCCCAAGCTATGCGCTAAGGGGAGAATATAGAAGGAGATATATTGCCAAGTGTCCTTGGGTAAGAAAGTCAAAGTCTATCGCATCGAGATGCTATACCATCGGAAGAAGTTATAATAAACGAGGGATTAAGAACTTTCTAAGCGTTGCAGACTTAAAATATTTATGGTTTAGAGATAAAGCGTTTGATATGGATGTTCCATCAATAGATAGAATAAACCCAAAAGAAAATTATACATTGGATAATTGTAGGTTTATTGAGAATAGGATGAACAATGTTCTATCAAAAGCAAAACTAAAAGTTTCTGACATCCAATCTATATTATCAATGCGTGAAGGCGGTTCTTCAATAAAAGAAATAGCCACAATATATAATGTTAATATCCAATCAATTTATAATGTTTTGAATGGAAGAACATGGGATATTATCACAAACATAAAATTTAAACCAAAGAAACCAGTCTGTATTCCGAATATCAAATGAACAGCGGATGGGTTTTTAATAGGAGAAATATGGATAAATGCTGTGGTCAAAAGACGGTTATTAATAATATTAAGTTAATAGCAGATAAAAAATACTAAAAACATTGATCTAAATACATAAGGAAACATCCATGTCAGATGTCAGAAGAATTACAATGAAATGCAATGATTGTTTAGAAACATTCGATATTTATGTTCGCAAGACGAAAACTAGAAAGATGTTTTGTGATAAATGTCTTAAGGTTCATGCTAAGAAAAATAAGAAATTAGTATTAAGCATGGATGAAGCTCAAGAAGCACACGATAAGAAGTTGAATAATAGAAAGAATAAAAGAAAGTGTGGAATTAGAATAGCACAGTCAGAAGAAACAAAGATTAGTCGAAAGATGTTCTGTATCGCAGACGACTTCAAGTGCGAAAATACAAAGAATAGAAAGCCATTACATCATGGCAATAAGAACCATAAAGGAATAGTTGCGTATAATAACGCTCTACACCAAACGTCAGCCATCCATTTATTAGAAAATAATCGTGATGTTAAGTAAGTTCCTAAGGTAACCGCAACGGACATTACTATGAACTGAACATAGAAGTGCTGTTGAATTGCGAATGGGTACATACAAAGGCTAACTACAAACGCATGAACAGACCATTGCCATTTACCATAGTCACCGAGCGAGAACCCTGCCCATGCAATAGGCACGATCAATAATAGCGACCAATGAAATCCCAATAGAAGTACGGCTACCGCAAGTATGCATAGAGAACATCCGATGTCACGAAATAGAGTATGCGCCCATTTTTCTCCCCCAACCCAATAAAGAATAACGCACAGAATAATAAATGCAATAATCATGGCGTTCCGTCCTTCCAACTTGAAAACTGCTTAAGATAATGTGCCTTATACTCAGCGATCATCTTGTCAGTAAATGCCGCATACCGACCTTTCCGCTCCCATATCATAAGCAACTGCTCTGCCGCCTCAATAGCCCTCAATAATACACGACGCTCACGCTTATCTGGGTTTAACCAGATGGCTATGCTTTCAACGGCTGATGAGACGGCAGAGGTTATGCTCATATTAGCGGTTCAATGCAATATACTTGCCGAGGAACTTGATGACACCTTTAAGAGCATCATCATCTTTAAGCGTCGGTGTGAGTTTCACAATGATTGATGCGATAGCAATAGCATATGCAATAATCGTCGTTATGTTCGTCCAGTTTGTCTGAAACCAATTAATTATATCCATAACATCTCCTTTTGTTTTATGCCATCGGATCGGCATATTTGGTTTTTATATCTCGCATCAAGTTCGGGTGAATTTCATCACCGAGACTTACAATCTCGCTGATACCACGGATACACAGAGTGTCAATCGCATCGCTAGCAGACAACGACTTTATCGCCAGTAGCATCTTTTGTATCTTGACCAATCTATGCACAATGTCGTGGGTTGTCATTTATTCTCCAAGTGTTCCCACTTTACCGTGTTAACCTCGACTTGCTTTGCGATACCGCCGTACGCATATATGGCACTTGCCGTAACAACAACAAGCGAAACAATGACACCTACCAAAGTATTCACAATCTGTGCACGGAACGTAGCACCCTTCTCGATGTGGTCATCATATTTAAGTATGCGTTCTTGCAAGAGCGTTTCAATTCTGGTCAAAATAATGTTATTTGTGGCAAGCTGTTTTGCTGTGCCATCGACAACAATTTCCATTCTTAATATACGTTCTTGCTGTAGGCACGGGTCGCTCATATAACTCCTATTTAACAGCGTTCCAGATTAGTTTTTCTTCGGCGATTGCTACGAGCGACTTTTCAATCTCGGATTTTTGTGCCGTTATTTTTGCGGCGAACTCATTGAGGTCTTTCTCACGGATAGGAATAAACTTCGCAATCTCAGCGATGGCAATAGCGTCATCAGCACCCATGGCGATGAGCTTATCCCTCGTTACTCTGGACGTTGATATCATGACTTGTATTGCGGTTTTCTGGTCTTGTGTCAGCATACTACTCCGTAGGTTGGTTGATAATATTTTCAGGCGTCGGAGTTACGTTCCCAAGGATAGCCTGCTGTTCCTTGATGAGTACGAGTTCAGCTTTCACGGATTTAAGTTCGGATAATACATCACGCATGAATGTGTTTAAATTAACTGGCTTTATCTGCGTTGGCATAAATCTCCTTAATCAGTTGTTACGTTTATTGACCCATTACGCTCTGTCGGGTAGTGGGCATCCATGTACACAAGTGCTATCTCGTTAGTAGCACCCCAGTTTGTTCCGGCAGGTGCAACACGGGTGCAGTTCATCATCAAGATGCTCGAATACTCGTCTGTTCCAGATACTGGGATAGCTAGGTTTGTGGCGATATTACTAATCTTCATCTTGTACTGGTCTGTCGTTGCGAGCGTAATGACAGCACTACCAGAATTAGGAAGTGTGGTCGGGGCAACGTCGTTGTGGTTATACCAACCCCAAGTGAAGTTAATCTTGATGTCACCATTTGCTGAAGCCATCGGGATGAAGTGGATATGCACATCGTCCATCACCGCACCACGCTGTTTCTTGTGCGACATCTGGAACGTCATGCTAAATATATCGCCTTGAGCAATGTGAGGGTAGACCAATCCCGTTGTGCGGTATTGACGCATGGTGTACGCAGTAACGCCCGTCAATGCCGTGCCAAGAACCCCTTGAATATCATCGTGACGTACTATCCCTGCCATTATGCTCTCCCCATGACATGCCACTCTGTAGCAGTTGCTTTGAGTATTACGGATTGGTATATCTGCCCAAGAACGATGTTTGGAGCACCCTCAACCGTGTCTGTTCCTGCTCCATCAATCGTAATCGCACCAGAGTTTATGGTCTTAATCATAAGTTCACGACCTGCGAGCAACGTCGGAAGCGTGATGGTAAAGGCACTTGGGCTATTGCAGATTATCGTGTGGTCTATCGCACTAACGGTATAATTGTTCGACTTGGTAACAATCGCAGATGCAATTGAATTGTGGAACGTGATGTTGAAAGCATCTTTAACAGCACCAGTAAGGTACGCTAGGAATGTGCTTGCCGTAACGCTACCGCTATCAAACCTTGTGTCGTAGACAGAACCTGCGAACATTGTCGTTGATAATGAAGCCCTTCCCCATGTGCCTATATACATCGACACAGATGACATAAATGAGCATTGCGACATTGTAGCCATCGCAGGGTCAGAAACGCTCGTTAGTGCAAGCGTAGCCGCCCCGCTACCAGTAACCCGTGTCATGGTCTGGTTTCCAGTAAACGCAACACCACCGATAAAGCATGAATTAGTCGGAGAGGCGACTGTCGCAGGGATATAGATATAGGGATTCCCGTTTAGGCTATAAACGTCGTAATCAAACGGAAGTGGCGAACTTATTGTGGCAAAATACCTAAATTCTCCGTCGGCGAATGACGTATATGCAATAACAACATCGCCAGTTCCACCACCTATTGTCAGATTTCCAGATGCAACTGGATAGCCACGACCAGACAGAATTATAATTCCATTGCCACTACCGTCAATATACTGCCCAAGAACCTTCATTGACGACTCAACGATACTAGACGGTGTTCCCCATTTAGGTGTCTTGTAATACCAGTATGTCGCACCAACTGACGGAGCGGTTACTACCCCAGTAACATTGAACACATAGACGGATGATGATATTTGTGCGGGAGCGGCAAATAAGTTCCCGTTGAAATTAACTGATTGATTAACAAACCATTGGTTTGATGCCGACTGAAAGGTAAGCGATGAAAAGGTCGCAGAAGTGTTGTCAACAAAAGAGAGCGTCATGCTACCTAGGAATGTGCACGCACTAACAATATACGCTGATATTTCGTTTGAAGTGAACTCGGCAAAGTGTTTGTTGTTTAACCATCCTCCAACACCAAGTATCAAATAATTATTTGAGAAGAACCCCGTGATGATATTCCCAGAAAATGCACTATTTGTAACAGACCGCATCAGCGTGTTGTTGCTGAACGGATTGTTACTGCTAGTGAGAATTTGATTGTCTGTCATGCTAACGTCAAATATTGAAGAACCAATATTTCCAAAATTATTGCCAGATACGCTTTGCGTGAACAAACATCCAGACACATACGAGTATATGTTCTCCGATGACGGGGCTGTCATAATGACATTGTTGATGTTCTTGACTTGCGAGTAACCCATTTGACCAATGAATGACACGCTAATCGCCCATACGTCGGCTGTTTCAAGGCTGAATATGATGCAGTTGTAGATATAACGGCTGTTCACACGACGCAATCCCGTCACAGCGCTATCGTAAAGAGTGACATTGCAATATGAGATAAACCCAAGAATACTGTTAGCACCAACCGCCGTGAGCGTTCCCATCGACAAATTGCTTACGGAATCCATCTTGAAATATACGTCGAGGTCTGACGCAGACGTTGGAACTTCCCTTCCGTTATAGACGTTGCAATTCACCGTAGACCGTGCCGCATCGACTAGAGTCATGTTCCATATATCGTGGTCTGTGTATGTGTTTGCGTCGTAAAGCACAGCGTAAGTCGCCCGTGCATATACATAATAGTTCTTCGGGGGATAGTAGTTTCCAACAATTCCTAACTTTATCCACCTATCGTTTGCAGGCGTTCCAGTTCCAGTTGTCAGCACAGATAAATAGTAGTACCCACCATACGTCACAACGGTGTTCGCCGGATACACTTGTGATGACCATGCCGTTGCTCGCAGAGCAAATCTTCGGACTTTCCGTCCACGAACATCAGCGTCGATATACCATAAATACTTATTATTCTGACGAGCGTGAATGTATCCATTTACGGGAACACGATACGAATATGAGCAATAGAAATCTATGTTGTGCAATAGGCTAACTGATACATTGACGCTCTTTACCATACTGAAAGATATTTCAATATACGACGATGTTTCTGGGTACACCATACTCACGGTGCTGTTTCCGAATAAGTTGCCACCAAGATACGTCAAATCCGTCGTCAGATCGCCAGTAAACGTTAGCAATGTAATTTCATTACCAGATGCCGTCCAATCAATCCCGTAGTTGGAAGGTGCTAGTTCTAGAGTACCACTTGGGGTATCTATTCCAAGATATGTAGAACCGTTCCAGAAAGTTCCTGGGGATATTTCCATTGATGCATCAACTTCAAACGTATTCGCTGACGTTATCGTTACGTTTGCGTCGCCATAATTATCAACGCCATCGAACTCAATATAATGATACTCGTCAATACCACTCCGCAACAGCAAGAAGTTCCCAGTAGTCGGGTCAAAATCCCATACAATGCCTTTGTTTAGGACGTCTGCATATACAGAGCCACCTACGTCATCGTCGTATATAGAAGCACCTGCCCCACGCTCTGCATCCCATATATAATTATCGAACCTATCCGAGTCGAGTGAAAATTCGGTATCGCTCTCAATTGTCATCGGGATAGAGCCAATTGACCCTTCTGGCGTTGAATAATAAGCATCGCTCCAGACATCGACGGTATACTCTGTTTCGAGCAACTTGAAGTTCCCGTTCTCGTCGTAATCCCATAGCGACCCTCTGTTTGTTTCTCCAAAAGAAACATATGCACCATACTGGTCTTTATCAATAAGCGCGAAGCTCCCGTCAGTTACAGAAGACAGTGGATAAGATGCGTCAGATAAATCCATTACCGTTGCACTTAATGGAGTGAGGTCGAAATCACCAGACGGAACACCCTCTAAAGTCTGTGCATTGACGTAGTAAACCTTCTCCGTTATTGATTGAGCAGGAGTGTAGAAAATCATTTCATCGGGATAAGTCTTTGAGAATCCCTGCGGATTAACCTTGTTGCTCGCAAGTGCTTGGACGTATATCTCCTCAACCGCACCACGATGATATACGGACGTTGCAGACGATATAAACCGATACGTTGTGTAATCGGTTATCAGATACCATTGATACGGTATTAGCGTACCGCCAACATAGAGAGCTTGGAAGGCATCGTGGGTTATGGGTACGGCTAGGCGAGCGTAGTCCTTGATGACACCATTGACAAGCACTTCTTCCGTTGCAGAGTTGCCAAACACGATCTGGTTGCTTTTTGTGACCGTAGCACCATACCCGATGGCGGTTGAGTTGGTCAGCGTTGACGATGAGTTCTTTGACGCTTCCTCGCCGATAAGCGTCATGTATGTGTCGTTTAATATCTTTGTGTCTGGATCGAATGGGTATACTGAACCTGCAAACCCTGCGTTTATGCCGATTGCAGTATTGTGACTAGCCGTATCAGCGGAGTTTAAACTGTAAGACCCGATGGCGGTGTTATAACTGCCGAAAGAATTTGCTAATGAATTTGCACCAATAGCCGTATTGCCAACACCATCAGTAAGAACACCCAAAGCAAAGAAGCCAAGAGCAATATTATCGCTCCCCGTATCTACGGCATTCAACGAAAGAGAACCAATGGCTGTGTTGAATGAGCCGCCATCAAGAGAATCGCCACCGTTACCAACGATGAGATTATACGCACCATCCGTCTTTAACGATGCGGTTAATCCACCATTCGTAACGTCTATCCTTGACGCTGTTAGAATGTGAGTGCCTAGGTCAACGTCAGCCGTCGCTCCCGTGTAGGGGACATACTCTGTAACAAGATTCTTGTTGAAGTCAAAGTACCCTGCCGTCTGATTCCATACGGGTATCTGACCAGTCGTTGATAACGCTGTTCCATTAACGTCTGTCAATTCCTCAAGCGTCTTATGCTTTTCGATATTGACAAGCAACGAACCAAGATTTGAGTGGACGATCTCTACGGTAGCAACAACGTCAGAATGGTGTGGTGCTGAAGGCTCAACATTCGTCAACTGACCTGCAATAGTTTTTGAGATGTATAGCTTGTCGCTAGAAGCCCAAGTCGTTCCCCAATTACCCGTGCCCGTGTAGTCCGTCTTTATTCCTCGGACATACCCTTGTGTGGTTACAAAACCATCAGCAGGAGAGTCAATGTCTTGAGTGGTAAGACCAATAACACCAGAAGTGGTTTCAGAATCAGAGCGAGAAAGGTATATGTTTGGTCTATTTCCTGTCCTTCCACTCACATATACGGGCTTACCATTCGCAATCAAAGTTCCAGATACATTACGAACCTTCATGAACAGTTCTTGACCGACCTGCATTGTAATGTCACCATCCGACATTCCAAGGTCAAGCGTGCCGTCAGTAGCGTTCCATTGGAGGAGACCTTCGGCATTTGGTAGCGATGTGTGTGCTGTATCGAATTGTATCGCACCGACGTTTAATGGGTCAACGCCCTGTACAAGATCAAACTTTCCTGTAATTGGATTTAGGACAAGTTTTAGAGCCATCAAACCTTTGTAACGCTACTCATTACAGCTTTGGTAGCGTCGGTATAGGAAACAGTTATTGTCTTTTGAAGCACCATTGATAGGTAGAATTGGTATACATCAGAAGTGGCATTAAATATAGGAGTGATTTGATCCCATACGATATCTCCGTCAATGCACTTTATGGAGTCACCGATAGATCCTAATCTACTCGGCTTTGCATTAGCATCATCCCAAGCATACATCTGAGATGGGTCTGTTCCTATATTACTATTCTCAACGTATGCCGGTTGTTTTCCCATATATCTCCTAAAAGATAATATAATCCTATTATCTATGATATCAATACTAATTATATTTATTATTAAATACTATATGAGCGTAGCCCGTTCGTTCCTTAAAACCACAGCCTGTCCTTCAAGCTCGTTTATTCTCGTCGGATTTCCCTCTCTCAAAGCACGGATAGACTTAGCATCTATCACGGATAACGCTTCGTCGATTTCCTTTATTCGTTCAGCACTTGTCTTAGGTGCGACATAAAGTGGTGGTAAAGTATCCGCTTCTACCCAAATATGTTCTTCGCCAACTGGCATTTCACTCAGTTCAAAATACCCAAGAACTTGACCTGATTGATTAGTATAATATCCTTTTTTCATTATTGCCCCCAAGGTCTAAAAAATAATGGACTTACCGTAGCACTTCCGGCTTTTGTTATCTTGTAATAATGCCCCTTTTTGATAGGAGTGTTTAGCCCAACCTCAATAGTTATGCTGCTACTTGAATACGCCGCACCTACTCTTGTAGTCGGTGGGTTAACTGCGTCAGAAAGAACTACGATATAGCCAGTTGATGTGTTCGTTGTTGCGTCACCGACGATAAATCCATCGGTAGCGGCTTGGTACACAGTATCGAGTGATTTATTTGCGTCTGTTCCGAGTTTAGCAAGAGCCGCAATCTCTTGGGATACACGAAGCGGTGTCATATCTTTTGTGTTATCTGTCCCTGCTTCGGCTTCGGCTTGAGAAGCGATGGCTCTTTGCAACGCTGTTATCGCTTGCGATGTTCTAAGAGGATTCATCGACTTAGTATCGTTAGTTCCAGCCTCAGCCTCTGCTTGTGATGCGAAAACAACGCTTGCAGAAGATGCTGTGCTAGTCCAATCCGTACCATTTGACGTTAGCACATTCCCACTCGTTCCGGGAATAACAGAAGGAATATTGTGGCTGTCTTTTACCGCCTTAGATGTTAAAAACTTCGCATCATCTGTTCCATTATCTGCCTCTATGCCAGTTGCTTTAACAGGTAAAGTTTGGTCTCCAGTATTAGACCCAGAAGTATTCTCAAGAACTGTCTTTTGAGCATCTGTACAATATCTTTTATCAGCAACGTCAGATACATCAGCCGTGCTCAAAATAACATCCGACGACAAAGCCTTACTATTCACTGTCCTAGTCGTAGGAACTTTATTCGACGCAGCGTCAGCGTTAGCCTTCATCTGCGTGTCAATAGTATCAAAGTTTGTATTTACATCTTCACCCCATCCAATGCTATCAATGACTGGCTTAGTGAGATTATAGTTGGTGGTTTGTGGCATAGATATTAACCTTTATATTTTAGTCCAGATGTTAGAACTCTTTGGAATCTCTACCCATGAACTAGATGCTTTTGCGCCCTCCGTCCAAGAACTAACTGATTTGTAAATCTTTGTCCATGATGTTGCTATAAAATCGCCCCAATTTGATGAACCCCAAGGATTATTTCCGTATCCTGTTGGCATATTAGTTCCTTATATTGCTAGACCGTACTTATATAATATGCTAGCCTTTTCTTCGTCGGATACTCCAAGTTCTTCAGGGGTTTTATCTTTACCTACTCCACGCATCTTATCTTGCGTATCAAAAAACTGTTCTAATACTGCTCTATCTTTTGTCCCACGCTCTGGCATTTCAACGCCAAGTTGATCTGCAAGGTACTTCTTAGGGTCTGATATTCCGTTTACTGCATCTCTAATCATCATATATGGAGCAAACGCACCTAATGACTTTCTAGCTATTGACGCAACTGAAGCATTCCTAGCCACACCTGCTAGTTTCCCAAATGCCTTTAATAATCCACCAGACCTAAGTGGATATTTTGTCTCAATCGCTTTCTGTTCTGACAGAACTCGTTCTGCGGTATCAGCCATTTGCATTGATTTTGTCTTAATTGCATCAATCTTACTCTCAATGTCTTGTATTTCTTTTGTAGCCCTTGAAACAACGCCCTCTGACATAGACTGTGCTGTACTTCCAGAAACTTCAATAGCACTTCTTACAGCCTTGTTTCCTCTAATCTTACCAAAGGCTTTCCCAACATCAGGCGTAGATGCAATAACTCCCTGACCTTTAGCCATTAAATTTACAATTTCTTGTAATCCATTTTCTACATTACTCTGAGCATACGCCTTTACAAATCTTGCAAGGCTGTCTTTCTTAAATTCTCCAGCATTCCCAATAGTCTTATATAAAGCTGTGCGAATCTTATAGAACTTTGTATAATCTCTATTTGCATCACCAATATCTCTCGCAATTCCTTCATCGCTTGCTTCTAGCAAAGAACCCCAGTTCTTGCGTAGTGTCATAGCAAGTTCTTTTGGTGCGCCATTTGAAAGATTACGAACATACCCACCAAGCTGCCTAACAGTCATTGGCTGTTTCATAATGAACGGCTTTGATTCTGCATCAATGATTGCAGATTCTCCAGCCTGTGAAATCTTGTTAGCAAAGGAACTAATCTTTCCCATATTCTCTGGAAGAACTCCGCTTGCAGTTGCCTCTTGCATAGATTTCTGAATAACATTATTAAGAAACGCCTCACTATCAAGTTGCTTTCCAGCTTTAGTAAGGGTTTCCTCTGCTCCGTCAATAACCTTTCCGTAGTTATTATATGTTCCATTAAAGAACTTATCTTCATTCTCAATTAAAGATGTTGTAAGATCATTAACCGACTGTGACATAATATTATTATCAAAATCATCCAAAGCTCTTTTAATTTGAGCTGAAGCTTGCGCTGAGTTTAATTGAGCTGAAGAAATTTTCTGACTTTCAGAAGCAATCTTTGTTCTTAACGGCTGTGTCTCCGTTGTCATCTTATCTTGTATTCTCGCAGGGATGTCTTGCGACGCAATAAGTGGTTCGTTTAAATATTTAGTCTTAATATTCTTTAATTCTTTCTCCTTTACATCAACAAGCCTCTTTGGCGCATTAAATACTCTCTGTCCAGCGTATAAAGCTCCAGCTCCAGCGGCAGCAACTCCGGCAGTGGCAACATCACTAGCCAGAGTAGATTCTTCTTTAGCTGGTGTTTGTAATTGATCAATAGAAACACCTTCAGAAGAAACATACTCGTCGATGTCTGACTCTGGTGCTCCCATATCAATCATCTTCTGAATATTCTGTTTTACAACATTTATGTCAGCCATATGACCTCTTAATTAAGACCGTATTTAGACTTCAAGTTTTTGATCCGTTGCGCTGCGTCAAACTCAGGCATCGGAATCTTATCGAAATTCTGAAAATCTGTTGGCTGTAATGATTGCGGAGTGCTTATTTTTTGACTTCCATTAATAATCTTTCTTGCTGCTGCTTCCATGTTATCAAGATATACTTTTGCTTCTTCTTTCGGAGTTCCAAGTTCTAACGCAGTTGATGCATCCTGTAATACTTTTAATTCTTCTTTATTCAACGAACCAAAACCAGTAGCTCCAGTCTTGCTAACATTCTTCATTTCAGCTATTAAATCAACAATTTTCTGTGATTTCAATTTATTGACATTGTTTGTCCAATCTCGTGCCTCCCAACCCGGAGGATCGTATGTTACGCCACGTAATCCAAACTCATTCATTCTTTTCTTGATAGTTTTAATTGTATCAAGAGTATCTTTTGCTTTTTCTACTATCTGTTCTCCAGCCAGTTTTTTCCTCTCTACATCTGCTGCCATGTCTTTTTCTGCTTTAATATCTGAGGAACTTTTTGGAATATATCCTAGCGGTCTACCAAGAGCATCAGCACCCTTAGAAACCATTCCTTCAGGAACAACGCCAGCAACATTTTGTTGATTTGACGACGGAATGCCTCTTGATTTAACTGTTCCGGCAACTTGTAATTTATCAATATCGTCAGTCATATTTGGATACTTAACCCTAAGACTTTCAGCGTCTAACCCAGACTGAACATCTTGTGTGAAGCCAATTTGCTTATCAAGTTCATACTGAGACTTCCTCTCGCTTGCATCAGGAGTGCTTGCAGAGAACTCATACTTATCATCTTTGATGGTAAGCTTTGGTATCAATCTACCAGAACCAATAGCTCCAGATGCTTTATTATAATTTTCTATTGCTTGCTTATTCTGTCTTTCTTGGTCACGCTGCTTCTGAACCCTAGCCTGTTCTTCCTGAACTCCTTTTGCAACTCCTTCAGCTAATGCTGGAAGAATTAGTCCAGCGTTATCAGAATTAAGCATGTTCTGATGTTCTTGAGCGGCTCTCTGTAAATAAATATCATATAAACTCATTATAGACCCCCAGAACTTAATCCACCATTCATATAAGAAGGCGTTCTAGCCGCAGTAGATGAAGTAACTCCGTTAGCAGTTCCACCACCGAACATACTGAATAGCTTAGATAAATCAAAACCACTTGAAGATTGCGAACCCATATTAAATGTTGGAGAATATCCAGAACTACTTCCACTCACTCCGCTAGTAGCGTTTCCTAATGCTCCACCAAGCTGACTCCCAATCATTGCACCTGCTGGACCACCAATCATAAAACCTGCCGCTGTAGCCAAAGGAGCGGCAATCTGACTAAATGTTGATGCGCTCTTTGTCGTAATTGGAGACATTGGTGTCTGCCATTGGTCTTGCATTAATCCAATTCTTGATAATTGCTCTGTCCTTTGACGACCAAACTCTTGATACTGATCTTTGGCTTGCTTATCTTTAAGCAATCTCTCAACTTCAGCCTGGCTTGCTAATTGTTGGAATAAATTCTGCTGTGTACCAACAAGGCTTTGCATACCTTGTGCGCCCTGCATAGCCCTGTTCTCACCTTGATTATAAAGTTCTGCTAAGTAAGAACCACGCTGATTAGCCATGTCTGCTTGCAATGAAGCCGTATCACGACCACGACCACTACCAAAAGCACCGCCAGTAATCGCTGCTTGACGGTTCAAAGCATCTTGTGATTCTGCACCAGACTTAGCTAACGCACGGCTATAAGCTGCATATCCGCTTGATGGGTCATCTGGATTGAATTTATTATTAGCCATCCTTGAATAAACATCTCTAGCACCAGTAATATCCTGACCATTAACAAGACCTTGTAAACCAGCTAATGACTGTTGCTCTCCTTGAGTCATGTCGTAATTGCCAAGATTTCCACCATAAGCTTGACCTAGCGTGATCCCACCACCAGTCCCAGTTGAAGCCAAGCTCATAAGAGCATTAATAGATGCTCTCTGTTCTGGCGTATACAGGCTCATAGGGTCTGTAGTTGTTTTCTTTGCGCTGAAAAATCCCATACAAGCCTCCTTAGGGCAGTTTGCTCTCAATTTCAATGAGAGTCTGGCGAATCTTTGTAAAATAATCGCTTAGAATCTGGTGCAACTGGGCTTCTTCAGCAGTCTTTGGAACTGGGAAGATAATATCGTTTGGTATATTTACGGTAGCCATTACTGTCTCGCCTCTCTAGGAGTATAAGATATAATGAACTGCTTGATTGATAATGCTTCACCTAAATTGTTATTACTAAACCTAAACCTTATCAGCGAAGAAACTGCATCAAAGTAAAATATATCAGGAGAATCAATGTTAGGATATGAGTCCGTAAGCGTATGTGGGCTATCAATCATCTCTACCCATGTTTCACCCTGATCGATTGAATACTCAACTTTTACAGAGCTTCCTTTCGCCCAAAGTTCAAGTTTATTAAACCTTGAAATAAGCTGCTGCGAATCTTGATAGTCTTTTGTTACCCATTGAGCCGATACCGCTACTCCGTCGTCATTCCTAACTGACTCCGATATAGAATATGTATACCCGTCGTATGTTGATATATTTACAATATCAGCACCTTTAGCAAGACCAGCCCCATCCCAACGAGATGTTTGATCGTCCCAAGTTCCTGTCATCTCATCCCAAGATAACCCTGCTGTCGAACTTCCAATCCACGCTGTGTTTGCTTTAGTACGAACATCTTTCATCACAATACCAGTCTCATAATTATACTTATAGACCGTCTCGCCATAATTGCTTCCACCAATAGGTATTCCTACCCATACTTCTTTTTTGCTACGAACAAGAACAGACCATGCTTTCTTGGCATATTCAGCGTTAATAGAATCTCTAATTTCTTCATTAATCGCCTGAGATAATGTCTTACAAGAAACTCCGTTGAATAAATACAAACCATCTTTAGCCAGAAATATCTGCTCGCCCGACGGAAGATTCTGAATAGAGCCATTAGCAATACATCCAACACCTGTTGATTTCCTATCAAACTGAAACACAGCAGTACCGCTTACCGGATACCCTAAATATATTGAACGCTCTTTATGAACGCATAGATAGTTCCCAAACAGATTAAATCCAGTTATTGGTTCTCCGTCCTCAATTAAGTCAACATCACCTGCGTTACCAGTAGACCAATTTTCTGGATTTGCAGTATCACACCATTGGACTCTCTGACCCACATCTGTTCCACCCGTTATGTTCGCACAAATAAGATATGTTTTGTACTCTTGGATGAACTTGCATATCGGTGGAGTTCCTCCTAAATCAGCAGCATCTCCAGTTGCAGTCCACTTCTGTATCGGATCAATTCCATTAGTTACACAAAGTATTGGCTTGCCAGCTAGTAACGGTATTGCCGTGCTTATCAAATCTAAATTAGACCCAGTAAAATCATCGCCAGTAATATCAACCCATGCACTCGTTGTGCTGTTATATCTTTCAATCTTATAAAGACCAACCCGTACATTATAATTAACATCCTCACGATTGAACTCACGACCACCCATGATTTCAACGCAAGTTCCACCAATTACTCCACCAAGTTTAATAGAACCAACTCTTTTTGCAAGAACACCTCTTGATATCTCAAAGTTTTCTGAATTTCTCGACGATGAATCATCAATATATTCACTTGGTATAGAAATATCTATACCTTTTATGAGAAGAATTGAGCCTGTTTTCTTATCTCGAATAGCCATTTAAGCGGTTCTTTCCCAGCAGAATTTACAGATGTATGGGGGCATATTCTCATGCGCTAAACCTCCCCCAGTAGACCCTATTCTTCCACTTGTCATTCCAACTGTTCTGCTCGATGCACTCCATCCCCATGTTCTTGCCGTCCCACCTGACTCTGCTGTCATTACCTCTAAATCATGCGAATGTGACGGAATCATTGTCGCATCAAGCGTTACAGTTTTAGCACCGCCAGTTTCATTGAGCGTGTCAAATTCGGTTTGAGTCCCATCAATACCAACAATAACTTTACCAGCAATGGCTGTCCAAGTACCGATGCCAAATAATGTTGCAGGGTTAGTGCTTACACCAAGCGTAACAACTGAACCAATAGGATATATAAGGTTCATTATTGTTGATATACTTGCTACTGTTGTTAATGTAGAAACACAAAGCTTACCGGCTTTACTTAATTGAATATCATTATCATCCTCGTCAGTATAAACAAGCTCGCCCTTACCTGCGATAGTTTGTGATCCGAGAATTGTTGCAGATACCGCACCAGTACCTAAGTCAGCCTGTTCCTGAAATGTAACCTTCTTGTGCTGACCTGCGGTAAGTGAGTTTCCGCTCGATGGGAAATCATGGTTTACTTCAAGGATTTCACGAACCTGAGTCTTATACTCACGGATTCGATTGTCTCCAAGAGCTATGTTATCTCCACCGGCAGGGCTTGTCTCTGAAATTCCAACTGTTGGGATCGCCATTATCTTGTCTCCGTATTAAATTTCTTTCCTTGAAACGTAAATATTTTCTTGCCAGACGCTCTAGCTTCTGCGAATGCTTTATCAAAACTCGACATAGACGCAACTTTATTATTCTGAACAGCCGGAGCAGAGCCAATAAACTTCCTTATGTAATCACTCTGATCACGAAGCCCTTGCTCATACTGTTTATTTGATGCGTACCTATTCCCATCTTTATTTGTAAAGTTCTGAAATAATTGTTCTGGTGTCTTGCTTGAAAGATAATCCTTAGCCATTAAGTTATAGTAAGCAGAAACGCCGTCTTTTGTGCTTTTAAATGTCTTTTTAGTGCCTTCGTCAAATTCTCCAACATTATACGGATTGCTCGACGGGTTTCTGCCTTTACGACCCATGTCAGATTCAAACTGTGCTTGGCTTAGTGCTAAGTCTACTGGAACAATCTTACCGTGTTTATCATAAGCTTGCCTTGCGCTATCAGCCAACATTTGTCCAGTAATCGGAGTTCCTTTGAACGCATCTCTATTCAAATATTTCTGTGCGTCATCCGCATACTTTGCGAAATATTCATCAGCATTGAACTTACTCTTGTCGCTAAATAAAGAAAGAAGCTCAGATACCATGATAGCTTACTCCCTCTTTGCTAGAGATATTGTCATCATCATTGGCTTTCATCTTAGCCAGACCTTCGTTGAATTTACCAAGCCAGTATTGTGACTCGTCGAAGAACTCAAGTCCCTCATAGATGTTGGCAAGAACTCCAGCACGAAGCGTGTAGCGATATTTGTCTGTAAATGGAACTGGATCGGTTGATGCGGTAACTTCGTCGAATGCTTCTGTTGTGTAGTTTATATAATACTTATATGTAATCTTATCAGGAACATATCCAAAATATATTTGCCCTGCATAAATACAGAAATCCGTCGGGACTCCATATACTATCTGAGATAAATCAGAATGAAGTCTATCGCCGTATTTCTCGTCGTAAGATTGCTTGCTAATCTTATTTAATCTTTGAGTGAACCCATTTGTGTTGTCTACTAACGTAACATCTCCAATAAGATGCCCGAAGTCTGCCGGTAGTCCAACCTTATATTCACCAAGCGTAGCAATGCTCGCCGTGTACGCTTCTTCCTTATAATCTTCCGTCTTTAACTGAATACGAATATCGGCAATCGTATCTGTGGTTGCCTCGTAGATTTCAGTGTCTTTATCTGTACGCTTAAATGTACGCTTAACATAAGCGAGGAAATTCGCGCCATCCATATAGATTACCTCTTATTTTAATTTCTTCAAATCTTCGATAATCTTGACTCTCATTTCCTTACGGTCAATCTCAAGCTGAACCTTTTCTTTCTCAAGTGATTCATTCTTCGCACGATAAAGTGCAACCATCTTCTTAAGTTCTTCTTCCTTCAATAGAATACTATTTCTATCAGCCTTAATCTTTTCTAAAGAAAACTGAGTTTCTTTGTTGATCTTATTAGACTCAGCGAGCCGTTCTTTTGCCTGATTCGATAATAGAACAACATCTTCAATGTTCTTAATATTCTTCTCACGAGCTATGAGTTCATTCTCTTTAGCTTCATTTTTTGATTTAGATTCTTTAATCAAGGATGATTCTAAAGAAAGTTCTTTAGACATTTCATCATTGTTAGCAATTTTATGCTCCAACACGGCAACTAGATTATTAAGCTTATCTGCAATTTCTTTCATTTGAATCTCCTCATTTATTAATAATCGTTGAAATGTGACCAACTATTGTATCTGCATCGTAGTGAATCTTCGTTCCATCTTTCTTAACATACCCACAGAATATGACATCATCTGCGTAGTTACCGTTCTCATTAGTTGTAAACAGATCACCATACTTCTCGACTAAGTTCCTGATAAAATCCATCTTCATAACACAAAATCCAAGACCAACAATATCAACCTCTGTTAATCCTGTCTCACCTTCAGGTGGCTCGTATAAATCGAAATCACCTTGGTCACCCTTATATCTAATCATTGCAACTTTACGACCTTTTCCAAAGTGTCCGAAGTCGTTTCTGCAATAGTATTTTGCCGACAGTAGGCTTAAATTATTTTTTTCCATCTTCTCAATTAGCGTATACATTGCAGTGGCTGAATATACATGGTCACTGTCAAGGC